GCGGACAATGCCGCCGATGAAGGCGACACATATGCCGCCGATAAGACATGTGATCTGAAAGAAGAAGGCGCTGTTATCCATTGGCTCTGCCATGGATGTGCCAAAGATCAGAGCGAACATGCCGATTCCGATGAGAAAGTTTGATAGAAGTTTCATTTTTTCCTCGTTACTGCATACTTGCAGTATAGCAATGATTGTTGTGTTTGCAACGCAGTTATATGGCCGTTCTAAGGCGGTGCTGCGGCTGCATACCGGTCAAAGAAAAAGCCCCGCAGCCGAAGCTGCGAGGCTGTGTCAACCGGTTAAGCTGACTTGGAGAAGAAGGAACCGGCATCTGCGGTGGCTGCTGCGTTCTGCTTGGCAGTTGCAACCTCATCTGGGAACATCTGCTGTTGCGCCTGCTTGAGGTAAGTGAGCATCTCTTCTGAGACGCTCTGCTGATCGTTGTGCCAGTTCCAGTCCCGCTCCCACTGGAGGAGTTGTCCCGCATCGAAGGCTGGCGCACCCTCGACATCGCCGTGTCTGTTGGCGTTCATCTCAACGCCCTTGTCGAAGATCTGTGTCTTGATCTCTTCCTTCTTGTTGATCGACCATTCCAGATGATCGATGAACTTCTGAATGTGGTACTGAACTGATCTGTTTGTTGTGTTGTTTTGTTCAACAGCAGCAAGAGAAAAGATGTTGGTCAGGTTCTTGGCAAGTCCATTTACATTTGATTGCTTTGACATTAGTCACTCCTTAGCAAAGAGGCGAGACGATCCCGCCTTACGAACAACCCGCAATCACAGTAGCCTCTGCAATCAAGTCAGGCTCGGCCGGCATGCCAGTTTGATCCAGCCCGCTTGCGCGGATGCGCACTGGCCCGCTTGCGCGAAGCGCAAATAAAAGCGCGGGCCAATAAGCGCGGGCTGGGCAGCAAACTGAGCATGGGCGAGACTTGATACGCGCGACTAGCGCGGGTGCAAAGAGGCCGCTGTGATGCGTTGGTTGTTCTTGGCGGATCGGGTCGTTTCTTTGGTTAGGAGTGCTATGTCAATGCTAGCAAATGTGGACTTGGCAAGGTTCTGCCAACAGCTTTTCTCGCAGTCTGATGTTGTTGTGGAGCATGGATATACTTGAGGTATATCCCCCCTATCCTGCGCGTGTTGCAATGCGCCGCGCAACGTCCGTCAGTGCTGCGATTAACAGATCGCAGCGCTGTCGCAACGGCCGCTGGCGCGTACATAGGCCACGCGCACAGAACAGATGATGAAGGGCTGAGTGAGATATATTTGCATTTAGTGGGTTGACATGGGGTTGACAGATCGGCCACTTTGGGGGGGAACACAGGGGGGGCAACAGTCAGGTTTGAGTATGACAGTAGCTAAGACACTAACTGGTAAACAGATGGCTCTAGTTGATACGCTCGTGTCAGAAGGATGTAGCATCAAAGAGGCAGCTGGTAAGGCTGGATACGCTGAAGGAGAAAGCGGCAGAGTCACAGCCAGCAAGGCTTTGAAGCTGCCTCATGTGCAGCAGTATATGATGCAAGCGGTAACTGAAAGCTTGGGTGTTAATGCTACTTATGCTGCCAGCAAGTTGCTGAGACTAGCATCTGGCGCTAAGTCAGAGTACGTTCAGTTGGAAGCGAGCAAGGACATACTAGATCGTGCTGGGTTTAAGCCTGTAGATAAATCTATGCACTTGCATGCTGGGGAAATTAAGGTGAGCATAGACCTGACATAAAGGGGGTGCCCCCAAAAGTGTGGCTATGCCAGTGTGACGTAGTACCACACGGACATTATAGGCAAAAAAGGCTCGATCATGTGTACAGGCGGAGATCCCGGCGGGGGAACATCAGAAAATTTGAATCCACCGAGGGTTCGTCTGGCTCCTGCTAGGGGAGTTAGTGGTCCTGCGTCTGCCAAGCAGCGTGAGGTTGGTGTAAGTTACAAGCCTTCTAGTGGCATAAGTCCGGGTGCTGTTCGTGCGATTACTGGCAGTGATGTGGCTGCGGCCAACATTGCTGGTCGTTCTGACATTACCAAGGAGCAGCTTGGTGATTTACAGACTAGGGCCACTGTAGGCACTAGGGGTTTGGGCAGGGCTGGCACTGTTGGCGGTATATTGAACACTATTGGCACTGCCTCTGCTGCTCGTTTGATGGATAAGCTAAAGAGTGACACGCCGACTATTGGCAAGCTGGGTGACAAGCCTAGTTATAGTGTGAGGCCTGTAACGACCAAGACTGGTTCTATTGTTGGTGTTACTGAGCCGGGTACTTTTGGTGGCCGGGTTTATTCTGGGCGTCCTGACATGAATCCTATGGCTTCCAAGAAGCAAGAGGATGACACTCCTGCTCCTGCTCCTGCTCCTGCTCCTAAGCCCAAGGTTGAGGAGCCTGTTGTTGATGTTGAGCAGATGGGTAGTGATCGCAGGGCCACGACAAAGAACAGGCGTGGCGGTGGCCGCAGGACTTCTTTTGGCACAAGGGCTAGTCTGATTAACTTGAGAAATGTTAGATGAGCAAGACTCCGGCATGGCAGCGCAAGGAAGGACAGAATCCTCAAGGTGGTCTCAACGCTGCCGGACGCGCATCATACAAGCGGGAAACCGGCGGCACACTCAAAGCCCCAGTAAAGGGCAAGGCGAAGACACCACAGAGCAAGCGGCGGCAGGGCAGCTTCTTGGTAAGGATGGGCAGCGCCAAGGGTCCGTTGATGAAGGATGGGAAGAAGACACGATTGAAGCTCTCACTAGAGGCATGGGGGCATCGTGGTGACAAGGCTAGTGCTGTACGCAAGGGTCGTTCTTTGTTAGCCTCTTACCAGAAGTCTAAGGAAAGGGCTAAGACATGAAACGTGCAATTAAGACGCCTAAAAAAAATAAAAGTTTGATTAAGGCTAGTGGTGCTGGCGATATACTTTTGCAGTATGGGCCTGTTGCTAAGGACATATTAACTGCTATTGGGGACTATGGACCACCAGCAGCAGCCGCTGGCAGTGCTGCTATGCTTGCTGGCATTAGACGAAAACTTAAAAAAATCGATGAAAAATATGGTGGAGGAAAGTAATGCCTAACGTAATGGGAAAGAAATATGCCTACACTGCTGCGGGAAAGAAGAAAGCCAAGAAGGCTGCTCGTTCTTTGCTGACTGCTGCACAGAAGAAGTTGCCGCAGGATTTGCAGGATAAGATTGCTAAGAGCAAGATGCGCAGTGCCTAAGTATCAGTTCAGAGACGGCACTCCGTATGATGGGCCGTATTTTATTATGCAGGACGGTAGGGTTCTGTCTGGTGCAACTTACACACGCGACTCAAAGCGTCTAGTGGAGATGGAAGATGGCGGTCAACGAAGCGGGGAATTACACGAAGCCAGCGTTGAGGAAGCGCCTATTCAACCGCGTAAAGCGCGAGGGAAAGGGCGGAAGCCCCGGTCAGTGGTCAGCAAGAAAAGCGCAGCGTCTGGCTCTCTTGTATAAAAAGGCTGGCGGTGGATACACTAGCTGATGGCAATGGCAGATTCACAGAAATCCCTAAGAGCATGGACGCGACAGAAATGGCGCACCAAGTCAGGGAAGCCTAGCACTCAGGGCAGCAAGGCTACTGGTGAGCGGTATCTCCCTGCTGCCGCCATCTCTGCCCTGAGTGACGAAGAGTATCGGCGCACCAGCCGGAAGAAACGCGCTGCCGTAAGGCAAGGCAAGCAGTTCTCAAAGCAGCCAAAAAATATTGCCAAGAAAACCGCGAGGTACAGATAATGAAAATTAAGCCCAAGGCCCCAACCAAAAAAACATTACTTAAACAAACCGGCTCTTCTAACACATATACAAGCCGCAAGCCATCAAGAGACACTGGGCTTAATTCAGAAGAGACTGACTATTTAAATCGTATGCTTAAAAAGTTTGGTGATCTTGACGAAGCTCTTGACGCTGTGAAAGCTAAATACGGTCATACTGGTCGTTTTTAAGATGAGTTTCCTGCACACACTTAAACCAGAAGAGCGAGAGATCCTGCGCAGGGTGGTGAAGAAAGTCCACCTTGTTCACCACCCGAAAGAATTTGTTACTGACCGCGAGGCCGACAAGGTTATTGCGGCTATTGGTCCAGAGGTGGTTGATCGGATGATTAAGTTCGGCAAGGATCAGAAGGTTGACCAACTTTAGCTACAAGCCTGACGGCAACACCCTCAAAGCATTTATGAAAGACAATACGTTCTTTCGTGGCATTAGGGGGCCGGTAGGCTCTGGCAAGTCGGTAGCTTGTTGCGTTGAGGTCTTTCGCCGTGCGCTAGAGCAGAAGCCAAACAAGGATGGTGTTCGGCGCAGCCGATGGGCAATCATCCGAAACACCAACCCACAGCTTAGAACAACGACAATTAAGACTTGGCTTGACTGGTTTCCAGAGGATCAGTGGGGCAAGTTTATGTGGTCGGTGCCATACACACACAACATCAGGCAAGCTGATCTGGAACTTGAGGTTATCTTCTTGGCCCTTGATCGCCCCGAAGATGTAAAGAAGCTGCTGTCTTTGGAACTTACTGGCATCTGGATTAACGAGGCCAGAGAAGTGCCAAAGTCTATTATTGATGCGTGTACTATGCGTGTGGGTCGTTTCCCTTCTATGCGTGAAGGTGGGCCGTCATGGTCAGGTGTGATTGCTGATACTAATGCACCAGAGGAAGATCACTGGTGGCCGATTATGTCTGGCGAGGTGCCTGTTCCTGACCACATTCCTCACGAGCAAGCGCGTATGCTGGTCAAGCCAGACAACTGGAACTTCTATGTGCAGCCATCTGGTATGCGTGAGAAGATAGATAAGAACGGCAATGTTCTGGATTATGAGTCAAACAAAGGTGCTGAGAATGCCAAGAACATGCTTGAGAGTTATTACTCAAACCTTATTCGAGGCAAAACTAAAAGCTGGATTGATGTGTATGTAATGAACCGTCTTGGCACTATCCAAGAGGGTAAGCCTGTTTATCCAATGTTTAATGGTGAGACACATATTGCTACTGAAGAAATACCTATTGCTGCTGGTATTCCGTTGTACATTGGCATCGACTTTGGTTTGACACCGGCTGCTGTGTTTGGACAGAAGGTACGCGGTAGGTGGCTAATCCAAGCTGAGATTGTGGCAATTGATATGGGCATTGTGCGCTTTGCTGAGATGTTGCGCCAAGAGATTGCTACTCGTTTTGGCGATCTTGATGTGCATATTTTTGGAGATCCGGCTGGTGACTTCCGTGCGCAAACCGATGAAAGCACACCGTTCCAAATCTTACGCGGTGCTGGCCTACGCGCACAGCCTACACACAGCAACTCAGTAGATCTGCGTCTTGAGTCAGTATCTAGTAATCTGAATAAGATGGTTGATGGTAAGCCAGCGTTCTTGATTGATCGTCGCTGTCC